TGGGGGGGATTATAGGGGGGGCATCCCACCGAGAAATTTCTAAAATCTTTTTAAAATAATAAAAAAAAGAAAAAAATATATTAAGTGGTGGGGTCTGTTAAAATAGTCCCTAAGGTCTGCAACCTCTCTCCTTAGGGTTTATTTTTAAAAATTAAAAAAAAGAAAAAAACAACATGGATGAAGCTAAGAAAAAATATGTGAAGAAGCTGTATGGAGCTGGATTGATAGCTTTCGGAGCTTTCTTTCTTGCGGAGCATGTCTATAACTTCGGCGTTGAATGGAATGATTTCTTAGGACATGAGTATCTTGGGCTTTTTCTTATTCTTGCAGGCTTTGGGCTTGGTATTTGGGCAAACAAGGGGGCGAAGAAGCCTTAAACATGGAATGGGACCCTTATCAAAAGGAAATTTTAGAACATGTTGGTAACCTATTGCTTTGCACAGGCAGGCAGGTAGGCAAGACCACAGTTTTCGCAGCAAAAGCAGCAGAATATATGAAGAATCACCCAAAAGCAAGGATTATCGTTGTTTCCCTGACGGAAGACCAAGCCAAGTTAATCATTATCATGATTTTGACCTACCTTGAGAGGCATTACCCAAAGGATATAAAGAAGTCAAAGTCTGCAACAAATACCACAAAGGTGACATTAAAGAACAATTCGTCAGTTATCAGCAGACCGGTGGGGAATACGGGGGACGCAATAAGGGGATTCACCGGAGATGTCTTAATTATTGACGAGGCAGCAGGAATGCCGGAGATGATGTGGGCGGCGAGTATGCCGACATTGGCGTCAACAGGCGGTCAAATTTGGATGTGTTCAACTCCGAGAGGCCGGACGGGATACTTTTACGAGTGTTATCTTAATCAGCACGGGCACTATAAGGTTATTGAAACTAACACGGTGAAATGCTACGAGGAAAGGGCGGTAAGCGAGGATTGGACTGAGCAGAGGAGGAAACTGGCGATGGAATTTGTTGAAAGACAGCGGCTTTCCATGACAACTTTGCAATTTTCTCAGGAGTATCTCGGCATGTTCTTAGAAGATTTGCAGCAGTTCTTCCCTGACGAACTTATCTTAAACTGCATGAAATTGAAGCGTCCGGGAAGTATAAGCAGAGGAAGAGACTATTATCTCGGCGCTGATGTAGGAAGATATGGAGAAGATCCGAGCACGTTCGAAATCTTCAGGCGGACGGAAGATGATTATCTGTTTCAGGTTGAAAGCCAGACTACAAAAAAGACTCTCCTGACAGAAACAGCCAATAACATCATATCGCTTGATAAGGCATGGGATTTTCAGAAGATTTATGTTGACGATGAAGGGATAGGAATTGGAGTGTTTGATATTCTTATAAGCAGCGAGCAGACAAAGAGGAAAACCGAAGCCCTGAGAAACTCGAAGAAAGTCATAGACTATAAGAATGACCAAGAGGTGAAGATGCAGAAAGAACTTTTGTATATGAATTTGATGAATTTGATGGAGACGCATAAGATTTGGCTTCTCGACGATAATGAAATCTTCCAGTCTTTCAAAAGCGTCCAGTTTGAGTATGTAAAGGATAAGAAAGGGAAAAACTTCATGCATATCTTTGGAACTAACACTCACATTGTTGAAGGAATAATAAGGGCTTCATGGTGCGTCAGACAGAAAAATATAAAACCTGTTATATATTGGATTTAGAATGGATAAAATCAATGTTTATCATTTAGACAAAGAATCTGCTCCTGTTTTAAGCGATGACGATAAGAAAGAAAAGAGGGTAATTGCCCTTACTCCCGGAGAATTTATGATTTACGAAATGTTTGACAGGATTGCAAATATTCTAAAGGGGCTGAAATGAGCTGGAAATTTTGCACGTCCGGGGCTGCAGTAAGAAAAGCAGGAGTCAGGGCAAATTCAACAATAACAGTCTCGGGGGCGGCATTGGCAGACTGGTGCGACGAAGCTGAGGCTTATGTTTCCAACGCTGTAAATTTAAGCCTTTCTGGAGCTTATGGAACTTTGACGCATCCCGGAAAAGTGATTATAGGAAAAGTGGTGTCGGCAATGGTGGCTCAAAACATCGCAGCTTACGACCCGCTGGCATACGGAAGCCAGAGAGCCGCAGAAACAATCATGGATAAATTGGAGGATGAGAAGACTGAGGGAATTGCCCAGCTTAAAGACGCTGAAATTAAAGCCTATCTCGGAATAACATGACATCAAAGCTGAAAGTTAATTACAGGAAATCTCCGGACTCCATTGCAACTTATGATTTTATCGACTTGGATGAAGGCGTCGGCTTCGTCACTTACTACGGCTTCGACCAAGCGACATCCGGGGCTGTATCTTATGCTTTAGGAAGGTCTCAGGTTTTCTCCCAGAATATAGAGCTGAGCGGGGCGTCGGCAGCAGCATGGAACAACATAAAAGATGTTGACTTTGACATTCAGTTCAATATGCCTAAAGTCGTGAAGGGTTCTGTGAGATTAAACATTCCCTATCATCAAGCTGGGGGCGGAAGTCCGACAAGCTATGTTTTTGCAAACATTATAAAGTATGACGGCTCAACAGAAACATTAATGGGAAGCGTATGTTCAAAAAACTTTCAGGCAGGCTCGACTCCGACAATAATAAACATGAAAGTTGATGTAAATGAAACGGTTTTTACTCCAAGCGATACTTTAAGAGTCAATCTTGTTTTGCAGGCTCAAAGCGACCCGGCTTCAACTCATGCTATCTATCATGATCCTAAATCGAGAAACGGCTGGAACGCAACAGTAGGGACAAATATCGGCTCAACTGCTTTCAGCGTTCAAATTCCATTCATATTGGAAACTTAAAATGAATTTAGACATAGGACAATCAACAACAAGCAACCTCACAGGGACTGTATCCTCATACTCAGTGAGCTCCATGACGCCAGACCAAGTGAATGGATGGGGCAAAGTATGGTGGAATTTTCCTGATTCAGATAAGAATTTAGGCTATTATCTCAAGATTCCGGAGCTGAAGAAAGCCGTTGACAGCTTCGCAACATGGACGGTCGGAAAAGGGTATAAATGCCCTCTCTCAAGCGATGAAGTAATTCTTGACAGCATAACGGGAAATGGAAAGGACAATTTTGTATCTATAATGTGGCAGATGATTGTCGGAAAAAAGATTTTTGGAGATGCTTTTGGAGAGACTATAAGAAATGACGGCGGCATTTTCATAAACCTTAAGCCCCTCTATGCAGGAGACATTTCAGTTTTCTACACTGCAGAGGGATTGATTGATTACTACGAACAAAGGCAGGTGAAGGGAGAGCCTAAAAGAATCAAGCCTGAAAATATGTTTCATCTTCAAAACGACCGAATTGTAAATCAGATTCACGGAACTTCGGTGATTGACGCCTGCAAATGGGTTATAGACGCAAGAAATGAAGCTATGGCTGACTGGAGAAGAATAAGCCACAGGGCAACAATAAGAGTCATGTTTATTGACATATCAAACACAGCAAAGCTAGCTTCTGTAAAAGCTCAGTATCAGGATGCAATAAATAAAGGAGAGTTAATGATACTTCCTGCAAAACCGGGAGAGGCTGAGATGAAGGACATGGTTCTTCCGCCTATTGATGCTTTCATAAGATGGATACAATATTTAGAAAACTTTTTTTATATCGCCGTTGGAGTTCCGCCTACAATACTCGGGGGAAGCCATGATGCATCAGAGGCAAACTCAAAGATAGCTATGCAGACATTCGAGCAGCCTCACATGAGCGAAAGGAAATTATTAGAGCAGGAAATATGGAATCAATTAGCCGTAAGAATTGACTTTGATGAGCCGGCTTCATTATTAGCTAATCTGGAAGCATCTGAAGCTGCAAACACGGGGCAGGTTGGATTCCAGCCTAAAGATATGATGATTACTGGAGGAAGAGAATGAATAAAGAAATAGCCTGGAATATTGTGAACTCGTTTTTAGCCGGCTTTTTAGTCTTTCTTGGCGGGTTTTCCAGCGGCAATGTAACATTCGAGACTCTTGGCTTCGCTGCAATCACTGCATGCATAGCTGCAGTTGTTCAGTTCAAAAACTACTGGACTAAGGTAGAGCCAAACTATAAAGCAGCTAAATTATTTACATTCATAAAGGTATAAAATGGCAACAGTCAGAGAAGTTAGAAACAAAAAACGGAAAGACCAGGGCTTAGCTCCGGAAACAGATGAGGAGTTTAAGAAAGCGACAGCTCCAACTCCAAGAACTCCTGAAGAAGAAGCTCAAAGCAAAGCGGAAGGAAATAAATTTATCAGGGAAAGAGAAAAGGCAGTTTCTGCCGATGTTCAGGCAGGCGGGAGCGAGGCGGGTGCCCGAAGAAGATTTATGGAGCAGCAGAGGTTAGTTGGAGATTTAGCAGCTCAGAAATTAGCAGAGCAGGAAAAAAGCACTGAAAGACCAACTCCAGAACCTTTAGCTGCTGCGAGGAATATCCCGACACAGATAGGAGATTTGGGTTCTCCAAAAACAGGCATTATAGGCAAATTGGAAAATACAGCCAGAGGGCAGATTGAAGCCACAGGATTCGGTCAAGCTATGATAAGCAAATCAGTTTTAGAAAATGCAGACACAGAACAGCTGTCTCGTTTTACAAAAAAGATGAAAGAAACAGGACAAACTCCCGAACAAATATCCTCAGACCCTTTCATCCAAAGCCTTTTAAAATTAGGCATTAATGATTTAGATTCTCAGGTTTTAGCAAGCGGCGAGGTAAAGGTTTCTCTTTTAACTCAGACGGTTGAGGGAATTCCTTTTGTAGGAAGATTAACAAAATACACCGGGGCATTCAACACACCGGGAAAAAGAGTTGATACAATTCTTTCACAAATTTCCGAACTTGAAAATCAACTTGGTGATGATGCTGCCTTTGCAAAAAGAAATCCATTGAGAGCAAATGATTATTTGAAACAAGTTGATAACACAGAACAGGAAATTCTAAGGCTTGAAAGCAAGATAAAATTACTTTCTATTCAGTCGCCGGAACTTCAAAGCAACCCGGAAGAAATACAAAAAATTCAAGCAAAGATAACAAGAATAAAGCAGAGAGTTTTAGATTCAAGAATACAGATAAAGGGGGTTATAGGAATATGAATTTTTTACCGCAGACGACAGAAGAAACAATTTTAATGCTCGGTCTTCTTTTCTTGATTTTTGTCGCATTTCCAATATTTCTCGGATAATTACAATGGTGAAAGGAGGTAATTAAGAATGGCAGATAATGAAAAACGTGAAGAAGAAGAGAAGAGATTACAACAGAATATCTCAGGCAGTAATACTGGAGAGGGGAATGAGCCCTCAGCAGAGTCGCTTATTGAACAGGCAAACTCTGCGAATGAAAGGCTTAGAAAAACAATCGAAGAGCTCAGGGCTGAAAATAACAGGAAAGAGCAGATTGAAGCCAAAAGAATTATGGGGGGAATGACATCAGGCTCAGTTCAGCCGCCCAAAAAAGAAGAAAGCCCTGCAGAATATTCTAAAAGGATTCTGTCTGGAAAAGTCTAATGCACTTAATCTTTATGCCGTATGGGATGAAAGACTGGGTTGACAAGTTTATCAGAAACATTCAGTCTCAGTATCATGAGATTACTTTCAGGAAGGAAGGAGAGGCAGACAGGAAGATTTATGTTGAGGGATCTTTGAGAATCCTTCCTTTCGGAATTTATGAATATGTCTTTCCAAAAGAGGATTACGACATAGTGGCTACAACTCTATTTGAGCCTTCATTCAACCTGAGTGATGATGTTTATGAGGGGATTGGAAAGTTCAAGATAGCTGCATTAAGATATATGCTGAACGCTGAGAAGATGCCGGAGTTCAAAAGAGATAAAAAATATATCTGGGGAAAAAACAACGTCGCTATAATGCCCATAGGAGTCCGCTATGACGGAGAAATCACAGAAGCGGAGGGCTCCCCGTCTGCAGGATACACCCATGAAAGATTATAAAATTCCAAAATGGATTTGGTGGAAAAGATGGTTTGACACAGGACTCGGTCTGACGAACTACGCAAAATATCCTTTAGTCTTATTCGGAATTGCAGAAATTACTTTGTTCAAAAGCTATAAATTCATTGTGATAATTGGAATTCTATACACTATCTTCTGCTTCTTTGCCGGGTGGTTCTGGCTTAAGCATGGATTTTTTGAAGCAGAAATGGAAATTTCAAACCAACTTAACCCTTTTGTGAAAGAGATGAGAAACGGAAAAATATTTAAAGAGCATGGAATTAGAAAGAACGTGAAAATAATTGGCAAATGAAGCAGTATTGATAAAACAAGTAACCGTTCCTATTTCTGTGACTATTGCCGATGGCACTGCAATACCAAAAGGCTCGCTTCTTAAATTAGCCGACCCTGCAACTTTCTCGCTAAGTTCTGCGGTAAATGATATTGTCGGAGGAATTGCCGGAGTTGAAAAGATTGCTTCAGACGGAACAACTCAGTTAGGAGTATTCAGAGGTCCGGGAGACTGGTTTAAAGTCACTGCCTCCGGAGCTGTAACTGTAGGCGACCCTCTTGGATTGGTCGGAGACAGTGTTGGAAATTGGGTAAGAAGCGTCAGAGTAATTAGTTATCTTTCAGGAGCTCAGGTTATCGGAACTGCTTTAGAGACTGCATCCGACCAAGAGACTTTTAAGATGGAATTAAATATCCAGCATGGAATGGGGTCAGGAACATAAATGGCAGAAGGAAGCGGACAAGACACAATCAGGGGCATCGATATTCAAAAGGCAGCGACAGGCTTCGCTGACGAGGAATTTATCTTTAAGAATTTCTGCATCCAGACTACAACAGATGCAAGAGAGGTAAGATGGTATTCAAAAACTACCACAACTTTAGACTCAACAGACACCACTGGAATCACAGCTTCTCAGATTATGGGAGTTTCGCAGTTAGCCCTTCCGGATGTTGTAGAGCAGGGATGGACAAGAAATACTTCTTATGTAAGAAACTTCAAGGTGGAGTCTCCATGGATTTCCGAAGAGGATATTCAAGACTCAGACCCGGACATTTGGGCTACAAATATAAAAGATTTGGTGAGAGCCGTTGCCAGCCAAGTGGATAAATATATTTGGAATGTAATTACAGAAGTTCCAAATGGAGGAGCTCTTCCAACTCCAACAAATATTAATTACACAATGCAGGCAAGAGGGACTGGATGGGATGACTTGACGAATGGAAATCCTATTTTAGATTTAGTTTCGGGAGCTACTTCAATCAGGACAAACTCTTATGACATATCAAATTTAATCGCAGTAATTCACCCAACGCAGTATAAATTCTTATTGAATTATTTGATAACTGTCAAAGGCTCGAGTGTCCCTCAGTTTGCATCAAATAAAGTCAGCGACGGTGTTTTGACTAATATAGTTGGAAACAGGATTATAGTATCTAACAACTGCATAGATGGATATGTTGTTCAGCTTGTTCCTCAGATGTCGGCAAAATGGAAATCATTTAAGGCTTTGACAACAGCGCAGAAGATTGAAGAGCTTATTGGAAGAAAAATAAGAATTGCTGAAGAGGGAGTGTGTCTTCTCGAACATCCAAAATCCGTTCACCTTTTATCCGGCGCTGCTTAATTTCTCATAATGAATATATATAGAATGACTTTGACTTATCTGAGAAATCTCAGAAAGCAAAAAAATAAAAAGATGAAGAAGCTCAGGAATTAATGGCAAAATCTGGCGAAGCTCAATTAAAAACAAAATATCCTGTTGAAGAAGGATTGACTGCCCGGACTCAGAAGCAGGAAGGAAGAAAAGAGTCTTTGAAAGCTGAAGAAGTTAATTATGCTGAATCGAAGTATTGGGGGCTCTGATGGGAGGTGAAGGCTCAGGGCGGCATCCCGACCCTGTGAATATGCTGAGAGCTCAGCCTCAGCCTCAGGTTCCGATAGGGAATGAAATCTTTCTTCCAAACTATTCAGGGCTTCAGGCTGTAAAGAAAACAGACCCGGCGATTGGGACAGGCGGCTCAGGTCACACTATTCAGGAAGAAGGGGCTCCCTTAACAGCGAGGACAAATCTTAATTTCTCAGGGGCTGCTGTCACCGCTTATGATGATGCTGTGAATGACGCTACGGTTGTGAGCATTGTTGCTTCTGGAGGAGCTGAAACAGACCCTGTCTTTATGAGTCTGTCTGGGAGTATTGCAAATTATGCTTTAAGCGGCGGAGCTACCGTAACTCTCGGAGTAACACAGGCAAACGTTCTTTCTTTATCCGGCTCTGCATGGACTCACATACTTTCAGGCTCAACCGCCCATGGCGGAATTATAACATCAGGCTCTACTGCATTATTTGCATTATCAGGAGGCGCAACCGTAAGTTTAGGGGTTCATATGCTTTCAGGTTCTGATGCTCATGTTGGGGGAATCATAACCTCAGGAAGCACAGCTTTATTCGCTTTAAGCGGCGGTGCTACAGTTTCTTTAGGGGTTCATGCAGCAGATTCAACAGACCCCCACGGTGCAGACTTAACTCAGACTAATTTGTATTTCACAAGCGGCTCGAGAACTGGAGATATGCAGGCATCAGGAGCTTTGTATGTCCCTAACGCAATCTTGGGATATACAAGCGGAGCTTACACTGCCTCAGATTACCCTCTCGGAACAATCTTATTTATTTACGCTCTTTAAAATGGCTCTCGTTTTAGGAACTAACTGCGGATTTTGCTTAACAAGACCTTCCGCTGACCCCGGGGGAACTGCTGGGGTTTTTGATACTTGGGCAAGTGCTTTAAAAGTTACTGCGCCGGCAGGGGCAACAAGAATAAACGAGGTTGGTGTTTGGATTGATAATGCAACGGAAGCAGCAAATATGGATGTGGGAATTTATAGTCATGATTCTGGGAATAATAGACCTTTGACTTTGTTAGGTTCTGCGACAATAGCAAAAGGAACTACTGCAGGGTGGAAATATGGGTCTGTTGATGTTAACATAACTCCCGGTACTATATATTGGGTTGCGGGACAGGTCGATGATACAGCAACACAGACAAATGGGGATGTACAAACAGACGCAACACAAAAGAATGACTATAAGGCGTCTCAAACATCTTTACCCGCTTCTTGGGCTGCTTCCAGTGGAACGGTGGGTAGATTATTTGCCTGTTATACAGTTTATTCTACAACTTCAAACTTTGGCTTAAACATTGGGGACGCATGGAAAAATATAAATTCTGCTTATCTGAATGTTAATGATGTCTGGAAGCCTGTCACTGACAAGTATCTGAATGTTAATGACGTTTGGAAGCCTCAGCATGCTTAAAGTTTCAGCTTTTCTTCTTCAGAATGGCACATTTCAGCAACTTTTCTGTGAAATTCCATAAGTTTTGGAATGTCAATCATGTCACTTTCAAGCCTTTTGACTATGTTTTCTGAAAGTTCGGCTTTCAATTTCCACCATTCAGCCTCTTTTGGAATAAACTCTATTCCTAAAGATTCAATACTCTCACTTTCCTGATTTGAGTTGTTCATACTTTTCCCTCCAGTTGTCTCTGGATTTCTCCAGACTCTCTATTTTCAAAAATATTCGATTCATCACTATCCCAATTTGCTCGTAAGTCTTTGCTCCAAAATGAGTTTTAAGCTCCTCGAATAGCTTTTTTATCTCAGTATCCATGCCTCTATACCCTCCGCTAATGCGTAGTAATCTTCCATCTGCAATCCTTCCTTATCGAATTGCATAGCCATTTCTAAGGCTCTGCATCTGACTTCCTCAGGTGATAGGTGAAATACGCCATAAGGGGCTTTCTGACCGGGTTTCTCTGTTAGGATAGGCTTTTCCTCAGCTTTTCCAAACTTCTCAGTCTTAGCCTTGTCAATGAGTTCTCTAAGTGTTCCCTTCGAATATTGCTCCGGCGCCTTTATTCCTAATTTTAAGGCGAATTCAATCTGTTTTTCTGTTGCTTTTTCTTCCATTTTTTAGTTTCCCCCTTTCAATTTCTTCTTCTAATTTATCTTTTTTCTTAGGAACATAGCCATTATCCCATACATTGTATCTCGGATCTATATCTATTGTCATTTTAGGTTTTCTCCTGTGAGCTTGGATTTTAGTTCATTTATCAAATAACTAGCATCAGAATATTCTGCAACATCTGAAAAATCTAATTTATCAATCATCTCCAAAATCTCTTTTTCTCTTGCTTGTTTTAAAACCACCCGACCATCATCGTCGGAGTTAGCCAAGATATCATTGTTGGAGATAAGATTCAAGTAACTGCTGAGGTACAACCCAGACAAGCCCCATCCATTTTTTATATTCTTTTCACTTCTATTTTTTGTAAAATAAATTACAGGATATTTCTCTAATTTAATCAAAGAATTATCATAAGCATCGATAAATTCTCTTTCTTCTGCTAATCTCCATCCTTTTGGAATCTTAAAGTCTTTGATTGGCTCTGACCATTTGTATATTCTGAAATTATTTACTTCTATGAAATCCTGCTCTCCTACTTCTTTATTACAATGCGGGCATTTCATTTCAAATCCTCTTCGGTGAGATTGAAGAATTTTGTAAATATATCTTTTGCCCCTTTAGACTCAATTATATCTTCTTCTCTCATAAATTCATGGTCTTTATCGAATGCTTTCACCCATTTAATCGCTTCCTGCTTCAAAATAAATTCTGCGTCGGAATATTCATTTACATTCTTGAATCCCAAATCCTTCAAAGTTTTAAGTTCTGTCATTCGTCTTTCCTAAGAAGAGTATAGTCTTCCTGCTCTTTAGTTAATTCGTTTAATTTGGCTTTATCATAGCAAACTTCGCAAAAGACAAGATCATTGTCAACTGCGGCTATTTCGCTGACATCCAATGCCAATCTGCAGACGCAGCATTTATGGTCAAATTTCATTTTAAGTCCATTCTCATGAAAGCAACATCAACATATTCTCTGGCTGTCCTTCCTGAGCAATAAAGTTTATCCATACACCAAGTAATCCAATCAGATTTAACAGGTATTTTCTCTTTCACTAATTCTGTGGCTAATTGCTGCATTAAGATGTTTATCTTCTGTGACCTTTCAGTTTGATTCTTATTCATACTCAGATTAAAACACACTCCTATATAAACATATGTGTGGTAGGGTTAACATGTATACACACTAAGAGAAATCTCTCTCCTTAACAATCCTCTCTCTTAGAGAATATATAAATGATATATAAATTAATAGATATAATAGAAATCTAATTAATACAAATCTACTTAATGTGTATACATATCAAACCACATTATACTGATTTGTTTATATTAATTAATAATATGATGAGCCCCTAGTATTTATACTTTACTATCACCACGCCCAATACAGTTTTTTAGGATTACCATGAACGGAGTGGCTCTCTGCGAAGCGGAGTTCGCTCTCTCGAAGTAATACGCTCGCCCGCCATTCTCTAAGTTGCGGGTTCGCGTCCCCCCTACTACGCTAAATTTATATAGTTTATTTACTTCAATTTACCGCAGTAAATTGCATACGTTTCTTAACTAATATTTGGCGAGTCAGGATAGCAATTGCGGAACAAGAATGCTGACTCGCGTCTTACTTCGAATGCTTTATAAAGCGTAGTGACTAAAAGATGAAAGAGTAAAAGGTCAAATTTGGGCTTTTTAAGCCCTGTAGAGGCATAATTTAGGGTATATAAGCTTATGGTACAAGACCCTTTATAAGTCTATCTAAAGGTTTATAAAGGATATAAGTACATATTTGCTTATAAGTATATATGTTATGTAAAGTATATATTGTAGTATACATATGTTTATAAAGGATATTATGCACACTTGTGTATGAAACAGGTGAAGATAGAGGATGATGTTCTTTATAAGCTGCATCAAATCAAGTTAGATAACAAACTTAAATCTATATCTAAGACTATTGATATGTTATGTCAATTACACGCTACACCGAATAACTAATGTGTCATCTATGTGATGATGTGTAGTGACTAAGTAGGTTTGTAGTGACTAAAGCCCCCTCCGACGTTTTGGGGTATGGGGGGGATTATAGGGGGGGCATCCCACCGAGAAATTTCTAAAATCTTTTTAAAATAATAAAAAAAAGAAAAAAATATATTAAGTGGTGGGGTCTGTTAAAATAGTCCCTAAGGTCTGCAACCTCCCTCCTTAGGG